CTTAGCGTGTTGGCGGCTGTCGATTAACTCAATATCAAGTTCATCAAGGCCCAATGCGGCCTTTAGTTGAAGCCCGGGCAGGGTAATCAACTCAGGTGCGTTTTGAAGTATGTACCTATCCCAGCGATCTTCGTGGTTCCCCAGCTTGTAGAAAACAGGTAGTCCAAGGCTTACAAGGCCAGCCAAGAAGTCCCGAACCATTTGCACCTCAACGGGGGCCGACATCAACGCTGGGTCTTTTTCCCATCGGCTAATCTTAGCGAAGTCGATTACATCGCCGTTTAGGTATATCGCATCAACGCCGTTTTTGAACCCGTAGTCAATAGCTGTTTCGATTGCTGGCAGTTCATGGTACGGGAAATGAAGGTCGGACAAAACCAAGGGCTTGCGGATGTTCTTCGGTAGATGCCATACCTCTTTGCTGGTCTTTTCCCCTCGGCCCATAAACGCTTGCATGTATTCGCTGGGCTTCATCTGCTCAGGGTTGTATAGGTTTTCCCGCAACGAACCGCTAACTGTTGCAAAGTTTTTTAGCCTGTCGCCTGCCGCACCCGTTCGGTAGCGGATTGAACATCGCACCCTATCAACCTCTTTGTTGGTTTGCTCAAATGCACCCGGATTTTCCATTACAATTTTGCGGGCTAATGTGCGTTTGAAGAAGCCCGCCTCTTGGGTATCAACGTAGCTGTCAATGATTTTTACTTGTTGTTCAGTCATAAGTTCCCCAATTGTTTGTATGAAATTAAGTGTTTCCCAACACCGAAAAGGTTTTTTAACATTTCTTAACGGATGCCCACCAAGCCCCAGCATCAAAACATGGGCATGCTTTGTTGACATTGGGGAAGTCCCGATGCCCTAATACCTTAGCGTTTGGGAACTTTTCGGTTAGCTTGGTAACCAGTTCGGCCATTGCTTGCTTCTGTTCTTTGGTTCGGTTGTCGGTAGGCTTGCCCTTGGCATCAATGCCGCCAATGTAGCTGATATGAATGCTGTCGTGGTTATGGCCCTTTACCCCGTTGGTGGTCTTTTCGATTGGCCAGTTGTCAACTACCTTGCCGTCCCGTTCAATGATGAAATGGTAGCCGGGCGAACCCCAGTTCAACACCTTTTTATGATAGCGGTTAATGCTGTCTGCCGTGGCCGTTATGTTGCTGGCCGTGGTGTGCAGAACAATATGGTTAATTGGTCGCATAGTTTACGGATTAAATGATGCAATTTGTGCGCCTGTCGTTGCTACGGTAGCGCAGTTCTTTACCCTTTCGCCGATGCTGTTCGGTGTGGTTAAGTTGGCCACGTCTTCATCCCATAATATAGGTGCGATTGCTGGCGGTAGGCTAACCGATAATGAAGCATCCAAAGCCGGTGCAAGAGTTGTTGGCAAACTAACAGACAATGAAGCATCTAAAGCAGGGGCAAGGCTTGCAGTTAACGCAATAGCCAAGGCATTAGCATCAAGGCTTGCAGTGCCCACCGTATTGTCAACAGGAACACCAAGGCTAACAGCAGCAGCAGGCGGCACAGCACAAGTGCCTGTTAGGTTATTTGTAGGGCCGTAAACAACACCAGTTCTTACGTTGTTGGTTGCTGGGAATCCAGTTGCTACTCCTGGAGCATAAAGAGTGTTTGTGGTTAAATTCTCTTTTTTAAACTCCCATTGATTTGCAGATTCAAGATACAATATTGCCCCTCTAAATGCCATATCTCCTGATGTACCATTAGTTAGATTGCCAGATACTTTAACAGGGTTTGCTCCTGAAAAAATTGCATTACCTCTGGTGCTTGTAGTCACATTTCCAACTATACTACAAACCGTTGAACCATCACCAAGATAAACACCAGTATTAAGATATAAAAACTCGGTTCCTGCTGTATTTGTTATATTACCTGTAATATTAACTGTTGCTGTCGTAGTATTTTGCAGACCAACATTTCCCCTTGTTCCTAATCCACTTGATACATTCCCAACAATATTAATTATAGAGTTTGTGTTAGCATACACACCAACTGTAGTACCAATACTAAAAGAATGTCCATTTCTTGCACCTGAAACATCTCCTGTTACATTTAGTGTTCCACCTATGGATAAACTAATACCTCTAACATTAGAGGCTTGAGCCAAACCAGGAACTACTAACCCACCTACAACATTACCAACAAAATTAAGTGTACAATTACCAGTCATACTTACACCCCACACAGCCGAACCTGCTTTAATACCAGATAAATCACCTGTCAAATTTACAATACTAGGTGATGTTGCTGATACTGTAATTAAAGTGGTTTGGTTATTTGTAAATACTGGACTTGACTGATGAAAAGTTGCAGTAACATTTCTAGAAGTAGATATTGTTGCTGTACCTTCACTCCCAAATCCATTACCAAGACTAGTGCTTTCAGTTAAGTCAAAACCATTTATTAAACTTACTGCACCGCCTTGTGTTACAGTGATGTTAATTCTGTAATATAAATAAGATGAACCGTTGCTAATTGATGGACTATGATATGTAGCCTGATTTGTAGCTCCTGTTACAGTATGTAATACTACCCATGTAACATTATCATTACTTCCTTCAAAAGTCCAGTTCCTAGGTCTATTGTTATTTCCCTGATTTGATACCCATGCGTATCTTTGAATACTTTTTGCCGAGTTAAATTGAAATCCTATCTGTCCTGCTTGTGTTGTACTTTGCCACCCATCAGTAGAAGGCTGAAAAGTGTCTATATTTCTCCTAAATACTTTCCAAGCAGTTGAATTATTTTGAGTTGCAAATGCTTGTCCAACAGTGTTTGGAGTAGTATTGTCGGTCATATTTACAATAGGACTTAAAGGTACACCAACTGATGTAGCAGCATTTGTTATAAATCCAGTAGTTACATCTTGGTTAATGGTTACATTATATCCGTTCAAATAGACTTCATCACCCACAGCAGGTATAGTTAATCCTCCATCCCAAGTAGAAGCACTACTCCAGTTACCAGCTTGTATTGCAAATCTAATAGCCATAATTAAAGACCTTTAGCGTTAATGTACTCCTGAATAGCCTCGGTAATCTTGGCAAATGCTTTTAATGCATCAGCATCCCCTGAAGTAACCACATCACCGAACACAATAGGTACATCGTATTGGCTTTGGTTTTCAGGCCGAAGTACATTGCCAGCCTCATCGGTAGCGAAATACTGTAAACGCATTGCGGCAGTTTGGCCTACCTCGGTAGCGTTAAACAAGGGCATTGAAGATAGTGAAGCGGCAACCTTGTTGTAAGTAACGCCGTCAACGGTGATTGGTTTGTTTGTGTTCATAACTTTAAGTATAAGGTACTGTGTATCGGTTATCCCATTCGACATTAACTGCCGTTTGTATTGTTATGCTGCCGTCATTGGCAACCTGTATGCGGTAAATTGTCCAAGTAGGTGTGCTGGTCGGTGTGCCAAGATATGCCGTGCCGCAGTAAGAATAAGGTGCAACGAAATCGTGAAGCCTTCGCAGTTCAATGTCGCAGCTAATCGGTGCAATACCGCCCGGTGTAGCGCAAGATTCGCCCACAATGCAATCGGCATCACCTGTCAAAATTAAATCCACCTCCAACATAGCAGCGGCCATGTCAAGCGGCAACCGAAGGTCGATGTTATCAAACACCCCGTCCAACGTTTCAGCCCCATACTGCCGATTTGTTACTACCGTTTTGATTCTGTCAAGGCCAAGCGTTGCCCGTAGGCTTGGGATATTGTCAACGGTAATAGCCTTTTGCAATGCAAGTAAAATGTATTGTTCTAAATACTGCGTATCGTTCTGCCATGTGCTTCGGGTACCAATCCAGTGAAACTTCAAGGGGATAGTAATTTGTACCCTTTCTTTATTTGCCCTTACCCGATCCAGCAGTTCAATGTCTTCTGCCCCGTTTTTTAGCCAAAAGGACATACCTGTCCGCCAGTCGAACCTTGTGATGTAGTCAAGGTTGCCTTTGCCGTCATACACAACTGGGAAGGTGCGCAGGTTTCCGTCCTTGCCCGTTTCTTCTACAAGCTGGCACAACGGCCTTGCAACTGCCGAAATGTTTGGCAGCCGTGCGTTCAAATAAGATAGAATGTCTGAAATCATTTAAACAAATCTACGACAATTTGCTCAGCCCTTTCGGTGAATTCTTTGCGTTCAGCATCCGAAAACTTGAAAGCGTCACCATATTTGTCTAAAAGCGCATCAACTTTGCCTTTCGGGTTGCCAGCGTTGTACGTCATGCCTGTCGCTATAACAAACCCTGTGTCGCTAATTCGCAGTTCGGGGTTTACGATTGATTCAAGATACATTTGGTTGAATAGCCGAAACAATACCATTTTGCCACGGTCTAATTTGCTTTTGAAAGCTTTGTAACCGCCCTTATAATACCCAGCCTTATCTGCTTCAGGCGTTTGCATCGGCCCGATGTATATTGGATTGGTGCTGTATTCGGGCTTAATCGGTGCGCCATTAGCATCTAAACCTTCTTGAAAAACCCTTTTAAACTGCTTGCGGCCAATGCTTGAAGACAGACCAACAAACCGCTTGCCGTTGATTGCCCGCTCAGCCTTGTTCAGCTTTGCGATGTATTCTTTGGTTGTCATTTGCCTGTGATACGTTTGATTTCGGCATCAACTTCGCTTAAAAGTTCGTAGCGGTAGTAGCTATCAACCCCGTCCACATGCCTAACACCATACTTCAACTTGTCGCTGCCGTCATAGCAAATGGTAATTACAATGGCTGGGCTTTCATGGTCAATCTTGGCGAAAACTATATCGCCCGGCCATATGTCGTTAATCTCAAATAGTTGTTTAGCGTGGTCTTGCATGTGTTAAAAATATGCAATTGATTTTAAAGTGCATGCTTTTTTGTTGTCATTAAAGGCACAAACGCCCCACGTTTTGCCCCTTTTATGACCACTTACCTGAAAATGAACTGCCGATTGTTGGCGTGCAAATCGTACCGCAAGCAGTCCAAGGCATCGGCACGTTTGTCAACCTTGGTTCGGCTGCCTTTGTCAACACCGCCATCGGGTAACGCTTTTACGAACTCGCAATCCCTGATAAGCACCTTGCATTTCGGGTTGATTAACACCTCATCGTAGTTTGAAAAGATGCTGTTGCATAGCCGCCTTGATTCTTGATGCGGCGGGTTGGACCTTGGCACAAGTAAATTGTTTGGCGATACTCGCATGCGGTCCACAATCTCGGACCACATATTTTGCCCGACCTTGGCAATTACCGACTGGGCACGTCCCGAAGCATCGCCCGTTACAAAGTACAATCGGTTCTGCACCTGTGCTGGGGTTCGCCTGAAGATTTCTTCAACCATCGCCTCGATAAACGTCTTGCCCTGTATGTGATCTGCCGTTAACGCAATCTCATCGAAGTAGTGAATGTACTGTTTGCCATCTTGATGCCTGCCCCTGTGTGCTAATATAGCCGTAAACGGGTTGTTGTTGAAGTCAATCGAAACGTACACGGGCATGGTTATATCGTATGCCGCTTTACTGCCCACGTGCTTTTGCCTGTCGAATGAATACAGCCAATTCAGCCCCGACATCGTAACCCGGTTGGCCAGCACCTCCCGTTTGAAGGTCAGGCTGTCGTAGGTCTTTTCAAGCTGCTCAATGTAGCCTTCGGGTAGGTTCGCACTGTTGTCATACGTTGTGCCGATGGTATGTGCTATCTGCTTTTCGCCCCATATCAATTCATCGATATCAGGGTTGTCCATCGGCGGCGTCATTGTCCACAGCGTGCGTGGGAACTTGGCTCCTGACATACGGCCCATGACAATGTTAAGGCTATCAATCGCCGCATCTTGCACCTCATCGCCCCAGCACCAACCAAGTTCAATGCCTCGTATCATTGTTTCGATGCTGAAGGTGATCACCTGTGCCCCGTTCATAAATGACCAAACCCCGTTGTGCTTTTCAAACTTTGACTTGTAACCGAAGTAGCGTTCAGGGTCTTTGTTGGCCACGTAATGTTCGCCCTTGAATAGCCCGTAAGCGTCAAGCACCCCAATGAATTCGGATAGCGTGGCGGTGTTCAACTGGCTTACCGTGTTGCTGAAGATGCCGCCTTTAATTTCGGGCTGATGAATGATGTTGTGTAGTGCCCAATGTGCCCCCGTTATGGTTTTGCCTGAACGAATGCCACCGACATAAGCATACAGCCGTTCGGTTTCGCTTGCGGTTAATGTTTCGTGCTGCTTCGGGTTTAAGTTATACCTCTTCATCGTTTTTCACGATGTTGAAAGTAAAGTTACTCGGCCATTTCACGTTGTCCCGCTTTTCTTCATGCGGCCTGTTGTAGCCCCTTGACTTGCCTTTGCTGTTCAGGTAGAAGATTATCGCAACAGTATCCCCCTTGTTGATGCGGTCAATTAGCTTGTTTTCGACAAAGTCAAGTTGCACCTCCATGATTTCATCAACCTTGGCCTTGTATTCTTCATCCAGCTTTACCCATTCGTAATGCGTTACCCTTGCAACACCTACCGCCTTGCATGCCGTTGTAACGATGCCCAATGATTTTTCAAGGGCTTCAAGCATCAGCTTTTTTTTAGCGTTCGTATTGTTCGCCATAGTTTTACTTCATTGAAACATTAAACCCTCGGCTTTTCAGTTCATCGAAAAGGTCTTCCAAGGTTATCATATCGGCCTCGACAATCAGGCTATTTGCGTCTTGTTCTTCGGGTTCATCGTTGGGCAGTTCGGCATCAAAGCCCGGTATATCCAGCCCCCACCTTGTCAGTTCTTCTGCGTCCCATTCGTTGGCCAACTGCTCCCAATTATACTGGCCAAAAGAAACATTGTCTTTGATAACAAATTCATCTTTTTGTGCATCGGTCAAACCTTCGGCAACCACTATCGGCACCTCCTTCCATTTCAGTTCTTGCATCGCCTTTAGCCGCATATTGCCGCCAAGTACGGTCATGTTTTCATCGACCACTAAAGGGCGAAGAGTAGCCATTTCAGGAAACTCCACAAGCGAAGCCACAAGCTTTTTGAATTTCTCATCCCGAATAAATCTTGGGTTGCGGCTATTTCCCTTGACCGAACCAATTTTGACAAGTTTAACCATTTTTTATGATTTTGATTCCAGTATAGTCAATTTGTTCAATTTTTGGCAATATGCCTTGCCCTTCAAAGTATTCATCAACCGCAGTTTTTGAACCTTTCCAATGCCCGTAGTCATCAACAATCAAAACTCCGCCAAAGTTCAATTTAGGGTAAAGCACCTCCATTTCTTTTTTGGTTGACGCATACCAATCCGTATCAAGCCGAAGTAGTGCTAAGTTGCTTTCGTGTATGTACTTTGCACCATTAAGGGTAATGCAAACATCGCCCACAACAAAAGTCACGTTTGCCAGTGGAAAACTTGAACGGCTTATCGTTTCCCGAACCTCATCAATTAGGGAAATGCACATAACGTCTTCAAGTATGCTTTCTGCCTTTCTGCCGTTTAGGTCTTTGTCAATATCTTCAGGCGGTGTCATGCCCTGAAACGTATCGTACAAAAACACCTTTCGGTCGGTCATTTTGTGAAATGCAAGGTATTCCATGATTCCCAAAATGTTGCCACCTTTCCAAACGCCGCATTCTACAAAATCGCCCTGAATGTTGTTTGCCCTTATGTACTCAAGGGAATCATACAAAG